AATATAACTTCACTATTAGCTGCTGTTATAAGTAGCTATGATGATTTAATAGGAGCAAAAGTTACTCGTAAAAAAACGTTTGCTAAGTATATAGACTCGTATTGTTATACGGACGGGTACCCTGTAGGAGGAGTGTGTACAGGGGAGTCGGGTAGCGACCCGAGTCTTAGTAAGAGCGATTGTTTAGACGCCAATAAAAATGGGTCTGTAGGTACATGGACCACGTATACTCAGACTACTTGCGAAGCAGCATCGGGCCCAGGTATCTGGTACGCTAGCGCTTTAGCAGACGATACTGCACATTTTGCGAACGAGATATGGTATGTAGATAGAAAAGCAGCAGAAACCCGTACCCATGTACAATTTGAACTAACTGCAGCATACGATGTACAAGGAATTAAACTACCTTCTAGAGTAGTGGTTGCTAATTCGTGCCCTTGGGTGTACAAGGGTGTTGAATGTGGGTACGCAGGATCAAGTTATTGGGATACTGATAATAATACTGTAGCAAGCTCCTCTGATGATGTATGTTCTAAAACATTTACCTCTTGCGAGCTTAGGTTTCCTGAGTCTGTAGAAAGCCCTTTTGGTGGGTTCCCTGGAGCAGGTATCAAAATGGGAATGGTACGATGAATGAGAAGTCCTTACAGGACTTTACAGAACACACAAAAATTGAGTACCCTAAAGAAGCCTGTGGCTTTATTATTGGGGTAGGTAAAAAAGAGAGGTATTTTCCCGCTAATAATATAGCAGAGAATCCCGAAGAGCATTTCATAATAGATCCTATAAGTTATGCAGATGCGGAGGATACTGGTAGTATTATTGCAATCTGTCACTCTCATCCAAATGAAGGGTGCGAGCCGTCAGAAGCAGACAAAGTATCTTGTGAAGGCACCAAAAAACCTTGGCATATTTTAAGTTGGCCAGGTAACAGATTATACAGCTGGGCCCCTTCTGGGTACGAGGCCCCTATTATAGGCAGGCAGTTCAGTTACGGGACATTAGATTGCTGCACGCTGCTTAGAGACTATTATAAAAAAGAGCTAAATATCGATTTTGATTGCCATAGTGGGCAAGATGGTTGGTGGGACAAAGGAGAGAATCGATATTTAGAAAACTATAAAGAGCAAGGGTTTATACAAATAAAAGACGAGTCTGACATACGAAAATATGATATATTTTTAATAAAATTAGTCTCCCCTGTACCAAACCATGCCGCAGTTTTCATAGGGAACGATAAAATTTTACACCACGTACACGGTAGACTTTCTAATAGAGAGATTTACGGAGGGTACTGGAGGAAGTATACTACGCATCATCTAAGGCACAAATCATTATGTTAAAGACAATTAAGTTATATGGAGAACTAGCAGATAGATGCGGAAAAGTATGGACCCTAGATATAAATTCCCCTGCAGAAGCTATTAAAGCGTTATGCGTAAATAATGAAGGGCTTAAGCAGTTCCTACTGCACTCCCAAGATAGGGGGGTAGGATACCAAGTAGTAGTAGGAAAAAGTTATATACAAAACTCTAAGGAGATCGCTATACCGTCCGGGAGGTCAGAGATCAAGATAATACCTGTAGTATTGGGGTCTAAGTCAAAGTTAGGCAAAATACTGATAGGGGCTGTTATGATATACTTAGCTTACCAATATGGGTACACAGAGGGGGTGGGGTTCTCCTTCTTAGGGCAAGTGGCCATGAATATAGGTGTATCCTTAGTGATGTCCGGAGTAGCAGAGCTACTAGCCCCTAAACCTAAGCCACCTAGAGATGCGGACAATAAAGTAGGGCACAATTTTAGTGGGCCAACTAATACAGTTAAACAAGGGATAGCAATTCCAGTATGTTATGGGCAATTAATAATCGGGGGTGCTGTAATAAGCAGTGGTATTGCTGTTGAAGATACGGATGGTACTTAGTTATGTTGCGGAAGATAAAGTTATACGGGGAACTAGCAGAGAAGTACGGTAAAGAATGGGAGTTTGATATAGAAACCCCTGGAGAGGCTATTAAAGCTTTGTGCGCTAATAACCCAGGGTTCAAGCAATTTATGGCAGAATCAGACTCTAGGAATACAGGATATCAAGTGGTGGTGGGGGAGACCTACATAGAGGACCCTACAGAGCTGAATATGCGTACCAGCAAAGATACTATTAAGATAATACCCACTATTTTAGGTTCGAAAAGTGCTTGGGGTAGAATAATTATAGGAGTTATTATAATAATAGTAACTTGTTTATACGCAGGCTGTTCTGGCGTTGGCGGAGCCGTATCAATAATGCAGGGAGCAGCAGGGTGGGGGGCAGCTATAGCTATGACAATCGGTGTTAATTTAGTAGTAAGTGGAGTAACCGAGTTAATTGTAGGAGTTCCTAAACGCCCTGAAGCAGAGTACGCTGATAATAATAACGGGTTCGGGTTTAGTGGGTCAACAAATACAGTTAAACAAGGGATAGCAATTCCAGTATGTTATGGGCAATTAATGGTAGGAGGAGCGGTAATAAGCGCTTCAATACTGAATGAAGACTATGTACAATAAGGACAATATATTATGAATGAAAATAACTGGATATCAGGCTCAGGAGGAGGATGCTTTGAAGGGGGAACTTTAGTAAGTACTCAAGGCTCTTGTATTCGTATAGATGAATTAAAAGTGGGGGACGAGGTACTTAGCTTTAACGATGTGGGCGAGATACGTACTTCTAAAGTTCTTAAAGTGCACAAGCATGAGAACCTGCCTATAACTAGATACACTTACTGGGGGGGCCGATACATAGATGCTACTCCTAATCACTGGGTATTAAATCAATTTAACGCTTTTGTAGAAATAAGACACCTAGGGACGGACGATTGTTTAGTAGATGAGAATAATCATTTACGTCCTATTATAGAAGTGAAGGAGTTAGGGGCTTCTTCCGTGTATAACTTAACCGTCGAAGATAACCATACATTTATAGCAGGCAATATTAGAGTACATAATGCAGGTCTTGGAACAGGCAATATCGCAGGTTCTGGAGGAGGAGGAAAGGGGGGTGGGGGAGCTCCTTCAGAGGATGATAATACTTTATTCTCAGAGGCAACTGCTAGGATAGTGGACTTAGTTTCTGAGGGAGAGATAGGGGGTCTATTAGAGGGTACCAGTTCTATTTTCCTAAACGAAACCCCTTTGGTAGATGCAGCAGGGGGAAGTAACTTTGATAATGTTACATATGTTACTAGAGTAGGTACTAACTCGCAGTCCTATATACCAGGGTTTTCAGGTGCGGAGACCGAGAGGATTGTTAACGAAGAAGTAAAAAAAGGTAGCCCCGGGCCCGTTATAAAAACAGTATACGGAAGCACATTAGATGCTTTACGAGTTACTATGTATGTACCTAGACTAACCTTTCAGGACACCGAAGGTAGCTTACACGGGTCCAGTGTCTCTTTCGAAATATACCTAGAGAAGGATAATAATGGCAGTTGGACTAAACTAGTGGATGGGGAATTGGAAGGGAAAACTACCTCAAAGTACGAAAGATCGTATAGGATGGATATACCTACTGCCTGGAAAAGCTCGGGGTTTACACAAATAGCTATAAAAGTGGTACGACTTACCTCGGACGCTGCGGATGCCCAAACCAGTAATTCCCTGTATTTCGGAACATACGCAATAGTTATCGATAATAAATTAAGATACCCCAATAGTGCTTTGATTGCTATAGAGGTCAATGCCCGACAGTTTACTAGCATCCCTAATAGGGGCTACGAAATAAAAGGGGTAAAGATAAAAGTGCCTAGTAACTACACCCCCTACGATCCAGGGCACTGTAATTTATCAGGGTATAGACGAAAGGATAGGTGTGAGCAAGCGGGAGGAGTCTGGTCAGGTACAGCAATAGGAGATAATCTATACTCCGGATCTTGGGACGGTACCTTTGATACAGAATGGACAAATAACCCAGCTTGGGTACTATATGACCTATGTACTGACGAAAGGTATGGGTTGGGCAGATGGCTAGACGCAAACCAAATGGACAAGTGGTCCTTATACGAGATTGCAAAGTATTGTGATGCGGTAGATAGTTCTGGCAACTTTGAAGGAGTTAGTGACGGATGGGGAAATAAGGAAGCTCGTTTTAATTGTAATGTGTACCTACAGGGGAGAGAAGAGGCCTTTAAAATGCTAAGCGACATAGCCTCAATTTTTAGAGGTATGATATATTGGCAGCAGGGGCAAATTACTGCAATACAAGATTCCCCAAAGGAGCCCGTAATGTCTTTTAGTGACGCGAATGTTATAGACGGGTCTTTCTCCTATGAAGGGTCTTCTAGAAAACAGAGGCATAATGTAGCGTATGTAACTTGGAACGACCCTTCTGATTACTATAGACAGCATGTAGAGTACGTAGAAGACAGTCAAGGAATTATTGATTCGGGAAACCAGATAATATCAACAGATATTAGGGCTATTGGGTGTACGTCTCAAGGACAGGCACATAGAGTAGGCACGTGGGCATTGTATACAGAAAAGTATGAGACAGAAGTACTAGTATTTAATACAGGGCTAGAAGGGGCAGTCCTAAGGCCGGGGGACTTAATAAAAGTAGCGGATTCTAGCAGAGCAGGTGTTCGGTACGGAGGGAGGGTCTCCTCCGGTAGTACTAGTACAGTAGTTCAGTTAGACAATGCAACTTCTGTAACTGCAGGGAGTACCTATACTTTAACAGTAATGAATACGGAACAAGCGTGTGTACGAAGTGGAGTTAAACAAGCCGAGGGGACTCAAGAGGCTTGTTTAAACGCGCATGGTAAGAATGAGTGGAAGCCCTATACCTGGGTGGAAACAAAAAACGTAAGTACCATAGGTACTACGGAGAGTGTGTCTGAACTAACAGTGACTTCTGCTTTTGAGAATACCCCCTCATCCCCTCATCTATGGATTCTTGAGGAACCGGGGTCTGTAGACGCTCAAGACTTCAGAGTATTGACTACTAAAGAAGTGGAGGATAACATAGTAGAGGTAACCTCTCTAGCGTATCATGGGGCTAAGTACGGGCTTATCGAAGAGGATTTAGCTTTTTCGCAGAAGACAACTAGTAGCCTACCGGACCCAGCAGACCCTATCCCTTCCCCTACTAATCTTGTAATTAGTGAAGAATTGTACATTGACTCAATGAATAACGTTAAAAACAGGGCCACCTTTAGCTGGGATGCTCCAAACACGGCCGGTACAGCAACTACTTACCCGTACATTGCGTCTTATTACGTAGAGTGGAGAAGAAAGGCTCCTGCTATTACAAACTGGACATCTATGGGGGAAACCTCTGCGCAAAGTATCACTATTGATGATGCACCTGCAGGAACTTTAGAATTTAGAGTTAAGACAAGGAGAATCTTCTAATGATATATTCCCCCTATGCCAGTGTTGAAGCTGAAATATACGGAAAACTTTATGCTCCGGAGGACGTAACTAATTTTAATATGGTTGCTCAAGGTGATAAAGCGTATCTAACGTGGACAAGAGTATCTGATTTAGACGTACTTATAGGTGGTTCCTACTGGATAAGACATACTAGTAAGACAAGCGGAGTAACGTGGGCGGGGTCTACAGATATTACTAAAACTGTGCCTGGTAATATGGACAACTATTTAGCCCCTTTGTTACCTGGATCTTATCTTATTAAAGCACTAGACTCTTCTGGTAATGAATCACAAAATACTGCATTTATAAAGTCCAACACAGCGGATATTTTAGCTCTTAATGTAGTACATACTAGTAATCAACATAGTTTATTCGGGTCTGATACTGCAGATACGGGTGTTAATGACTCTAATACTACTGATATATTTTTTGATAGTAGTGATAATACTATAGAATTATCAGCAGCGAGTTTAAGTACTGGAACACATGACGCGTACTACACTACTGGTACTCACGAGGATGACGTAGTATCTTCAGGAACTCATGATGATGCAAGAGCTACAGGAACTCACAACGCTGTATTAAATGTAGGAAGTACTGAGTATCAAGCAGTTAACTTTGTAGATTCTGCATCAGGTAACTTTGATTCCAGGAGTGGTAACTTCGATGATATGAGCCACGTTACTAATAAACTGGAGGATGACAGTGCGTCTTTTGACTCTACTTGGCTAAATAATTTAGTACGAAATACAACGGACGATACTACAGCTACGGTAACTGTGGTAGATAGTAGTACAGTACTTACATTAAGTTCAGATATATTTGACGCTTCTGGAGATGGCTATAGGCTAGAAACTAAAGCTACTCAGTTACGAGATACGGGGGCAACTTTTGTAGCAGGGGATGTGGGTAGAACTATACGAAATAACACAGACAATGATACTGCAACCATAGCATCTATAGATAGTTCTAGTTTGGTTACTCTGTCTTCTTCCCTTTTTCAAAATGACCACGGGGATACTTGGGAGTTAGAGGCTGGACCCAATAATCTTAGGGACACCGGCGCAAGCTTTACTTCCGCGCTAGTAGGAAGAACTGTACGAAATACAAATGACTCCACTACTACTACGGTAAGTGCTTTTGTTAACTCTAACGAGCTAACTCTATCTTCAGGTATCTTCGATAATAAAGATGGACACGTATATGAAGTAGAGCCTGGGTACGATAGGTTGTATGACCCCTCCGCAAGCTTTACAGATGAGTATGTAGGTAAGTTAGTACGAAATACAACTGATGACACTACTGCGACAGTCACTTCTAGAGTTAGTAGTACAGAGATGGTGCTCGATACTGGTATCTTCGACAACCAAGACGGCGAAGGGTATAGAATTGAAGTTCCTGATAATATAATGAGGAATACCGGAGTTACTTTTGTAGCCGGTACTCACGACAACAGAATTATTAGAAACTTAGATACAGCTCTAGTAAGTACGGTTAGCTCTATAAACGCTTATAATGATTTAGTTCTAGCTGATAATATATTTGGTCAAACGGACCAAGCTAATTATAAGATTGAAGGGGATGTCCCTACAGTAGGGTATTACTATTTTACTGATCAATCCTTAGATTTAGGAGCTTTATATACTAGTAGAGTTACAGGCTCTATATCTAGTACGGGAGTATCCGTTAAAGATTTGTTCGATATAGCCACGGGGTATTTTGATAGCACTTCAGGTTTATTTGATGGTACTGATATTTCAGATACTAATGCTGTAATTGAAACTAGGATTACTCAAGATGACCCAACAGGTACTCCGACTTGGGGCGCTTGGAGCCCTTTCTTCATAGGAGACTACTTCGCTAGAGGATTAGAGTTTAGGGCAAAGCTAACTAGCTCTAATACGTCTCATAACGTGCATATAGACGAATTAACGGTTACGGTAGATATGCCTGATCAAATAAAAAGAAACGCAGGAGTAACCAGTAGTTCTGGTACTAATAATGGTACAGAAGTAATTACTTATGCTACTCCTTATAAGATTGTACCTACTGTGGGTATAACTCTTCAAGATGCAAACACAGGGGATTACTGGACTATAAGTAGTAGTACTGCTTCAGGGTTCACAGTAACATTTTATAACAGTAGCTCAACTGCTACACAAAAAACATTCAATTGGATGAGTTCAGGATATTAAATTATGGCAACACATGACTATAGCATAGCAAATCAATCATTCCCAGCAACGCGCTCGGATTTAAATAACGCATTAACTGCCATTAAGAGCAGCAATAGTGACACAACAGCACCTTCTACCTCTTTAGTAGCTGGGCAACTTTTTTATGATACATCAAATACTATTTTAAAGGTGTACAACGGTACCTCTTTTGTATCTATCTTAACGGGTAGTATTACAGCTGCTGAGATTGATGCTAATGCAGTAGGTTCTAGTGAGATTGCTGCTGATGCAGTTACTGCTTCCGAGATCGCGGCTGGTGCAGTAGGAGCATCTGAACTAAGTGTATCAGGCAATGGCACTTCAGGGCAAATTCTTACTTCTGACGCAGATGGCACATTCTCCTGGGCATCCCTTACAGCAGGTACCGGGTTAGACCTATCTGGTACTACTTTCTCGGTAGAGACGGACCTACGTGACGTGACTCATGTTGGCAGGGACACCACAGATTACATTACCTGGACAAATAACTCTAGCACTAATATATTTGTTAATGGAGCCGAACGTTTGAGAGTAGAATCGGATGGCGACATACACGCTGATGGGGATGTTATTGCATACTCTACTACTATTTCAGATGAGCGATTAAAGACAGGGATCACTACAGTAACAGATGCACTAACTAAAGTTTCACAACTTAACGGAGTGGAGTTTACACGTAAGAATAATGGTCAAAGATCTGCAGGAGTAATCGCACAAGAAGTAGAAAAAGT